CTAATTGGTAAGCGATAAAATATTGCACCGTTTTCCATAATAGCATGGAAGAGTATACTACGACCTGTAAGAGCGCTAAGACCAAAGATAATGCAGTCTTCAACTTCTCCATGATGTTTTTTACAATCATATAAATACTCTCTTCTTATTTGTGCATAGGTCGCTGGTATGTTTGCATTTAAATAAGCCATAGTTAATCATGTATTTCACCCCAGTTATCACCATACTCATAGTCAACTTTATTAGGGACTTCTAGTGTAACAGCGTGTTCCATAATTTCAACGATCTTTTTAGCGTGTGCTTCATCTTGAACAGATATATCTAGTTCATCATGTACTTGTATGTGTGGTATAATTCCTTCTTTGTATAATTCTAACATTGCTTTTTTAGTCATGTCAGCAGCTGAACCCTGGATTAATTTATTAAGAGCCTTGTATGTATAAGCTCTTTTTATCCCCGGTCCATGTTCCGCCAACGCATCTTCATGAGTCATAGCTTTATGCATACCGAAACTGTTAGGCTCCCACAGGTGAAACCTGCATAGTCTGCCTAGCAATGTACGGATTTGTCCACGATCTTGTGCTCTGTTAGATGCTTTGTCCATCAATTGTTTTACAAATGGTACACGTGAATGGTATGTATTAAATAAGTCAGCAGCTTTGTCCTTTGTTACTCCTAATTCTGCTTGTAATTTACCTTTACCCATACCATAGAAAAGACCCAAATTGATCGTTTTAGCCTGTGTTCTAGGTATATCAGCCATATCTGCTACAGTCTGGTGAAAGTCTGCGCTAGAGTCGTTTGTATAAGCATCTATTACATCATATACAGACGGTAATTTGTACAAAGAAGCATAATGCACTACCAACCTAGGCTCTTGCTGAGAATAGTCAAAACAACCCCATGTATGGCCTTCCTCGGGTATAAATAATGACCTTATCTTAGGTCCAAGGTCTTTGTTTCTGGCTGGAATCTGCTGAAGGTTAGGATTCTGATAAGAAAACCTTCCTGTAACCGTACCACCTCCTGCATTTCTTAACTGATTTATTTCTGCATGGATTCTACCTTTGTGTTCATAACTTATAATAGAATCTAAAAAAGTTGTGTGTGCTTTGTTGATCTCTCTTGCCTGCGCAATCATATTTACAACAGGGTGCTCGTGTTCTTGTAAAAAGTTTTTTGTAAAAGAAGGTGCCTCTGTCTTATCTGTTCTTGGATATTCTAATCTCAACATATCAAAAACCTCTGCAACAGATCTTGCGGCCCAGATTTGAGTATCAATATTAGTCTCCATTTTTATTTTATGTAGAAGGTTTTGTTCTGCCTTCTTAAATTCTTTTTTCATTTTGTGTGCACGTTCTACATCTACACGCACACCTTTGAATCTCATGTCAACAAGACATGGAAACAGATCAGACTCCAGATCAAATATATCCTCTAAGTCCTGGTTAATAATTTCTTTTTTCATTTCTTGCCAAAGACCAAGGGTTACTTCAGCATCACGTTCAGCGTACGCACCAACATGCATTGAAGGTAGTTTGTACATTTCTGATTTAGGATTGATTCCCCATTCTGCTGCAGCTTCTGCAAGTGCGGATTCGTTCTTACCATAACCAAGATAGTGCCATGATAAACTATTTAAATCATACCTAAATCTATTTTCATTAGTGACAGCTGCCGCTATCATTGTGCAGGCTATGTTACCATTTATTTTAAAGCCTAATGCTCTTAACCAACAGACATCATAAATAGCATTGTGAAAAACTTTTGTTGAAGGTGCTTCAAGTACATCTTTCAACCAAGATAAAACTTTAGCTCTGTCCATGTTACCACCACCTTCGTGAGCAATTGGAAAGTAGCCTTTGTAATGACTGGTCGCAACTGCAATACCTATAACATCACCATTACCAATAACAGAACCAGATCCTTTTTTAATTAGGTCAGGGTCTTTTGTTTCTAAGTCAATTGCTATTTCATCTACATGACGTAGGTCAGGAAATTCAGTTGGTTTTAACCATTCGGTAGGTGCCTCAAATCTAGGTATCTTCATTCGTCTTCTTCCTCCCTTAGTTTTTTCTCTTCTTCAAAACCTTCCATTAGTTCTTCATGCAGAGTTTTTTCTTTTTTAAATATTTCATCGAAACGTTTACGATACGTATCGTTAGATGGTCTTGACCTTCCGTCAAACTTTTCTTTTTTCATAAATATATTTATCTTCTATTAGTTTATTTAACTTATCTTTATTACTAAAAGCATACAAAGATGCATGTCGGTCTTTCGGAAATATTTCCCAACTAACTAATCTTGGATAAATTTCTAGATCAAACTTATATTTTTTATCCACTACAATAGTTTTATTTATTTTTGCTTTTGCCGGCATTTGTATCCTTTATCTTTTTAATTTCTAGTTCACAGTAGTGTTTGATCTTCTCTAAATCTTCTATACCATTCTTGTGTAAATATCTACAAACATATTTCACAACGTTGCCCTGAAAAAATGATAAATTATTTTTTGAAATAAATTCGTAGGGTTGAATATAAAAATCCTTGTAGTGAGATCCTCCAATTTGCTTATCTTGTGGAAATGCTTCTTTAAATAAGTCCTTCGACGTCATAACCTTGATCCTCCTTTTTTGCTGACATGACATAAAGATTTTGTTTTGTACGTGTTACTCCAACATACCAAACTCTATGTTCTTCATCTTGTTTTTCCGGACTCTTTTCTACAGAGTCTCTGATTGTTTTAGTATTATCTAACATTAACAATACATTGTCAGCTTCTCCACCTTTTGCTGAGTGTATTGTAGATAATTTTATTCTAGGAGGTTTGTTTAATTCCTCTCCATTACTTAACATTTCCCTTATGTATAAACATTCTTCATAGTCTGATTGAAACACATCATACCAGGGTGTGTCTTTACTAAATCCAAATTCTGTTAAATCATACATTCTTTCTTCTGTAATTTCTGTATCTGTTCCAGTATATTCAAATATATCTTTTACTTCTGCTAAAGATAAGTCATCTCCTTTGGTCCAACGAGTATAATTTAAAATTGTTTTAAACAAAGTTATCTTATAACTTTTACGATCTTGAAACTCAAAATAAATACCACGTTCTTTTAATGTAGGTTTAAGTCTATTTAATTTATCATTGTATCTTGCTAGTACTAACCATGTTCCCTGATCAAGTGGTGCATCTTCTGTGCTATAGATATAATTTACAGTACCCTCTTCTTTTCTAGCACTCCAACTTTTTTGTATTCTTCTATCGTCTGGTATCTGTTTTAAAATATTATCTGCAAGATTTTGTACGAGTTGTGGAACCCTGTAAGATTGTGGCAAAATTATGTCTTTCTTTGAAACTTCCTGCTGAAATTTTTTTACATCTGCGCCTGCCCAACCATAAATTGCTTGATCATCATCGCCTGCTAGTATAACATATTTGCTATTTTCCTTGATAATATTGAACATTTTCCACTGTATCGGTGATAAATCCTGTGCTTCATCAACAAATGCTACATCATATTTTGGACACAATCCGGACACAATAAATTTCTCAATCATATCTGTAAAATCTATCAGACCATATGATTGCTTATAGTTATCTACTTCATCAGAGATTATTTCTAATAATCTTTTATCCATGTCTTGTGAATACATATCGGTATTGTATTCTTCTTCTGCAGTTATGTTTTTTATTCTAGCTGCATTTATTAAATTAAAATATTCGCTATCAGAATTTATAAAACCTGTGTTCTCTTCACCACGAGAGTAAACGGTAACTTCAATACCAAGAGTCCTACCTATATCTTCGTAGTGTTCGTCCTGCATAACCTGAGCTTTCTTCATACCCAACTGAGTAAATGCTAAAGAGTGCAGTGTTCTAAAATGTTTTAAATCTTTTTTCTGAAATGCTGTGTGATAGTCTAACATTCTATCGACAGCTTCGTTTGCAGCTTTCTTTGTAAACGCAAAGTATCCTATTTTATCTACAGGTGTACCTAGTTTTAAAAATGTCTTAACATACTTTAATAGTTTAGTTGTCTTCCCCGTTCCCGGAGGCCCGAATAATTTTCTACTGATCATAGTATATCCGTCTTATGTTTTGTTTTAGTGTGATGTATAGGTACTTCCTCAAAAGTTTTTATATTAATCTGTATTATATTTTTTGTTGATGAGTTGTACTCACCAGTTTTTTTCGATGGATATCTTTTCTGTTCTAAAAATTCTATTTCACAATCCTGGTATGTAATCTGCATCATACGTCCGGTTTTATCTTCACTGTATTTCCAGTTCTTTGCTTTTAGTTTGTCATAAAATTTTTCAAACTTAAAGTATGCATAGTCACCTTCAATTAATACTGATCCAGTTTTAAATGCAGCATCACTGGTAGCCTTAGGTCCATTTATTTTTGCATGTATAACATCGTGTAGTTTTTCTTTTGGTGATGTACCTACTGGTGGTAACACAACTTTTTGTGTTGTGTATAGTGCATCCATAACAACTTGTTCCTCTTCACCTTTAATTAATGGTGGAAAAAATCCTGCAGCTTTTGATATTGCATTTCTTCTTTTACGTTGATCATTTAAATGTTCTACAGTTCTACAGTGTACTGTAGCTGTGCTGATACCATCTGGTTTTGTTACATCAAATTCATATTCTGGTTCTGGATCTAAGTCTATCTTTTTTAAATTAGTTAATACGGGATAAGAACCTTTTGCTCCACGCAAGACTCCAAACTTTTTCTTAACACAAATACCTTTTTTACAATGCTCGCTAAGTGGACTTTCAGTACAAGTATAACCCTTGCTACTTCTATTCCATGATTTTACTTTTTGTCCTAAAAACTTTTTATCCCATGCATTAGCATGTATACCTGAAAAATATTTTACAGGTGCATTCATAACTTTCTGCTCCCAACTGTCAGGATATTTCATCTTAACCATGACATGATAGTTGTACATAAACCTATCTTTACCATCAAACTTTTCTTGATTTGCTACTTTAGATATTGCTGCTAGACATGGTGGACCTTCTATAAATTCTTCGTCAACACCTTCCATACTCTTGCTTTCGATTCCTTCGGTAATTTCTTTCAGTCTTTCTTTGTTAACCAGATTTGCACTAATCACTTCTATGAATTGGTCCAAAGTAAATTTTGTACCATCAACGTTTAAAGCCTTACGCTCCTCGCCGAAGTAGGGTAGATTTATAAATTGTCCTGGTCGTAGTTGACCTGTCTCACTATCTTTTGTTAACTGTGTTTGTTTTGGAAATATTTCTGTATCTTGTTTAAGTCCAAACAAAGATAATAAGTTTGTTAGAAATGATTTGATTAGTGATGCATCTGTAAATTTATCCATGAATAAAAATAAATGCAAACCACCACTTTTAGATTCGACCGGTAGTAAAGGTAGATCGTACTGTTGTATTATATCTATATAATCTTTTTTATTAAAACTAGAGTAGTCTTTTGGGTCTATGTCTATAACACCAAATTTTACTTCTGAGTCTTCTGTACAGGGTTGTATACCAATAGATAGCTCACCTTTTATATGTTGCTGATAAATATCGTTAGTAAGTTCCTCAAAGTTCCATCTGTATACAGGTTTCTTTTTACCTGTTTCAGAATCTACTTTGGAATCTTGGTGATTAAAGTCAGCTACACCATAAGCATTCCTGTATCCGTTAAAATATTCTATGTATCTTTCCATAATAACTGTTTCTGTGGGCCCTCCACTCTCGCTTTAGGCCCACACTGTGCACATATTCCAAAAGGAATTATATAATGCTAGCTTGGTCCTTAGGTTTTTCTTCACCATGTTTAGCTTTAACACTTCCTTTAGAAATGCTATCGCTGAAACCTTTAGCTTGATCGTAAAGACCTTTTTCAGTTACTGGGCCAACTTTACTTACTTCCCAACCAAACCAAGTGCCTTTATCGTTCGACATTTGAGTAGTCTTTAGTTTGTAAATGTGGCTGAAAGATGCCGGTGTAAACATTCCGTTCGCACCCTTCATCTTGATTCCAGACATCATTGAGTTCCACTTTCTACTAATTTTTAATTGAGTAGATTTCATAGAGATCAACGCTGTCGATGGACTATCTCCCGCTACTATAACAAAGTGAGATGCAGTCTTCTCGATGTAATTACCATTAGGTAATCTATCTTTGTAGTTTGCATCCGGTGTTGTTTTGGACATGATATCAGATGATGAATCATAGATTGCAACTGGTGCACCTAATCCTTCTCCTCTATCTTTCCATTCTATGTACTCCAACTTATAAAAGCATGGAATTACATTTATACCTTTTACTCCGTCATAGAGTTCTCCAGAAACAGAATTGAATATCATTCCTGGTTCTGCACCCTCAACATACTTACCATCACGTTTGTTAACTTCTGGTGAAAGTTGTCCTAGGATTTTTAGAAAAGGTAAGGCAAGATCTTCTTGACCTATTGCACCTAAACCTTTTGCTGCATCATCTTCAAACATATTTGCTGGAAGTGGTGCAGACTTTTTCTCTGTTACTTGGTTCATGTTTATTTACTCCTTGTTACTTTGGTTCGGTTTCCTGCGAACACGTTAAATAGATCAGAGGGCATTTCTTGTCCAGACTCAAGACGCTCTCTGACCAATGCTTTTAGAGTCATTGGTTCGACCTTAAGTTTCTGGACAGGTTCAAACCCTTGACCCTTTGCAAGGGTCGCATAACTGCTAGCCTTGTTATCTTCGTTACGACCAAAGGAAACTATGATCTCATTTTTAATAAGATCACCTAGGCCGTTTTCTCGAAGCCATGTGTAGGCTGCTTCTTTATTAGCTACTGTAATAGAAGCGCCATAAACTGGTTTAACTTCAACTGAAGAACCATCTGCTAGTTTCAATGTAGAGATATTCATCTCCTGCATCATGGTAGGTATAACCTCACCTGAAACTAGATCGATATGTCTTTTCAGTTCTTTTAATTCTTTTTCTTTTTGTTCAAGTTCGTCCTCTAATTTTTTTAATTTGACTACTTGATCTGA